TGTTATAGCACGTGAAGATGTATTTTTTATGGATGTTGATTTTGCAACTAATCAAATCCAAGCAGTTAATCAAAATGCAATTTTAAATGGCTCTGCAGCAAAAGCACCAGTACAATATTCAAACTATACCTCAGCTCGTCAAATTAATTCAAGATATGTTGGTAAAGAATTAACTTCAGCTAAATTAAATGAATGGACTCAAGGTGATATTTCTTATGGTAAAACACCAAACGTAAGCAACCCTGAAGTTAATTTTGTTTATTTTAATTATGCTGGAGGAACATCCCCAGAATGGGGTAACCAAAATGCTGATAGAACTCAAATTAATATTAGATATATTGTTGATCAAAATGGTAATGTTACCAAACCTATTAATGATTCTGATGGTATTAATTTAGGTACAATTCAACAAACATTTGAAGAAAATTTAGGTGCTACTCTTGTATTAGATGATAATGATACATTTGGTGTTAACTTAGCTGCTTTAAATGGTTCATGGCCTATATTTAAAAGTGGATATAAAATTACTCCTATTATCTATACACAAACAGCTAGCTACGATAATAATGGAAATGTGATTGGTTATGGTTATACAAGTTCTATCTTATTTAATCAAGGTGAACAAGGACCAGATGTAACTAAAAATAATTATATGATGTATGCTGCTGGTGTTGATGATTCAGTTATATTAACTGATAATACAGTACAAACAGTACAATTTTCTCAACCAGTATTTTCAGGAAGTTTTGCAAATTTTAATACTGTAACAAGCTCTTATAAACCAACAGGTTCATTAGCCCAACTTTCAGCTTCAGGATATATTTTAGATTTTAAAGCTTATATAGAAATGAAAGAAAATGTTAACGCTGTTGTTACATATGCTCTTCAAAGATCTACAAACAATGGTGGTAATTGGTTTACTATAGGTAATACAAGACAAGTTAATTATAATAATACTAGAACTGGTCAAATTTTTTATAGAGAAGTAGCAGCTACTACATCTACATTATACAGAATAGCAGCAGTAAATTCTAGTGCTGGTAGTGGAGTTGAAACACTTAATTTAAGTAATACTTCTTATCTCCACGTAACTCAATACCCTAATCCAGGTATTGGTACTTGTACAAATATTACAGCACCATTTTGGACAACTGGTTCATCTGCTAATATATTATTAGCAAGCACAGCTTCAGATGGTTTAAATAATTATTATAGCCAAAGACAAGAAAATATTGAAAGAAGCGGATTTAATCCGATTGTTGAGGATTTTGAACTTAAAACAAACGATGAAATTAGATTTGAAGGTTTAGAAAATTTAGCGTTTGTTATTACTAATGTTACATCATCAGCAACAGGTCAATTAATACTTAAAGTAGATAGAAATATACCTAATGGAACTAATTTAAATTTCTTCTTAGTAAGAAGATATATTGAAGATCCATCAAGTATTATTTTAGAGGTAAATAAACCAGCAGGTGCAAGTAGTGGTGGTGTTTTAAAACCACAATACATTTCTTCTGATTTAACAAATAATTTAGATTCAATAATCCAAAACTTAAAAAACCAAAACTTAATATAAAACTAAAAATATATATATTTATAACAAAACATTTAATATAAAATGGGATATTTAAACAATTCAGTAGTAACAGTAGACGCAATCCTTACAGATACAGGTCGTCAACTTTTAGCTCAAAACAACGGCCAATTCAGAATTACTCAATTTGCTTTAGCTGATGATGAGATCGATTATACTTTGTATAATCCAAACCACCCTTCAGGTTCTGCTTATTATGGTGAAGCAATTCAAAACATGCCTTTGTTAGAGGCATTTCCTCAATCAACACAGGTAATGAAATATAAGCTTGTAACTTTACCTCGTGGTACGGCTAAAATGCCTATCCTTGATTTGGGTTACAGTGCTATCATCATTAAACAAGGTGCTTCACTTGCAATTACTCCTCAAACATTAAACTACTTAGGTGGAAACACTTATGAAACAGCAGGTTACACTGCAACCATTTCAGATGTTAGATTATTCTCAACATTTGAAGGTGTAGGTATTAATACTCCAGCAGTAACAGCATTAAACGTAACAAATACTATAACAACATTAGGTACTTCAGTATCTAAAACAGTAGTAGGTACTACAATTAACTTGAAAGCAACTACCGTTAACACATTATTCGGTACAAATACTCAATTACAAGCTACATTAACTGTAGAAGGTAGAGATTCAGGTGCTAGATTAACTATCCCAGTAACAGTAACTAAAGTATCATAACAATATAGACTATGTCATATAACAGATTAGATCCTTCAGATTTTGTAGTAAGCTCAGATTCTATCTCAGCAACATTATTCTCAGAAGGTGCCCCAACATTAACCCAATTCCAAACCTCTTCAACACAGGAAGCAGGTTCATCTGGTAATTATTATTTAAATGTTTATCAAACATCATCTGCTTTACCTGCAGCAGCAGTTCAATTTGCAATTGCTTATGGCAATGCAGTTGGTAGTGGTAGCTTAGATTATAATGCCGCAGTTGATGGATATTCTCCATCTGCTACTATTTTTGGTCAATGGCAAGATTTAGTAATTGGTGATGAAAATACTAATTTTACTTTCGGTGCAATTACTTCATCTCAATTCTATGCTTTAACAATGGAAAGAGCAAGATATAAAGAATCTTTATTTTTAGGTTCTATGGGTCTTACTTTATCAGGTTCAGGTGGTTCAATTGTATTAACAGATAATAGTAACTATGTTTCATCAGTTCAATTCTGCGAAGCAGGTAGAGTATTCCAATTAATTACAGGTTCACAAGGTGTTAAAGCAAACATTACATCAAGAAATACAACAGATGGTTACTCAGCTAACTCTGGTTCTTATGGTTGGTTATTACCTGATATTGGAACAATTATTTTAAATCCATTAGCATTAGCTGCTCCTGCTATAAGTGGTGGTATTGCATTTGTTTATAGTGGTTCGGCAACTGGTTCAGCTACACCAAATATTAGCCCAAATAGATCTTTATACTTGGCAATGAGTGGTTCAAATAGTTTTAAATTAAATTCTCAAGAAACAATTACTTCAGATTTCGTTTTTGTAAGACCTAGAAGTGCAGAATTTAACTATTCAGAAAATCCATCATTTATCTCAGGTTCAACTGGTGAGGTATTATACAGCGGATTTATCAACAACCCACAAACTTACATTACAACAGTAGGTTTATATAATGATACCAACGAATTATTAGCGGTAGCAAAATTATCTAGACCATTATTAAAAGATTTTACAAAAGAAGCACTAGTTAGAATAAAACTTGATTTCTAAAATGAATGGGGGCTTACAAACAATTTTTAGCAGCTGATATTACAATAGTTCCTTTTGAAGTAAACAAAGCGTTTGCTTTTAAAGGTGCTGCTGAATTAACAAGTTCATATGTTTCTATTGATAGATTCTTAGGTACTAATCTTTCAGGAACTCTATTTAACCCAGCTACATCACCTACAACAGGTCAAGTATCAACTCAATATCAAACTTTAATTTATAGTTCAATTCAAGAACTATATTATTCAAATAATTTAACTTCAAGTTACGGAGATCCAGTTAATACAGCTAGTTTAGTACCAGGTAATAATACAGAAGGAGATAGATTAGTAGGTACAACACCCTCAGATGGTAGATATTTTAATTACCCACAAACCACTTTAACCTTTGAAAAATATTTCCCTACAGGATCAGGTTCTGTAGTTGGAGTTTTATCTGTTCCTTCACGTTTATATGGTAATTACATTGTGCCAAATTCATTTAACTGGATTTGTGAAAGTGGTTCGATTTACGATGATGGGGAAGGTAATTTAATATATTCTCAATCTGAAGAAATTTGTGGACAAATATTTTATCCTCACGGTTTAGCAATTATTACAAGTGATTCTAATCCAGGACAAGATGGGTATGGTTATGCTACTTATGGTTCATCATCTTATGGTGTTGGAGATTCTCAAATTGTTAATGCATTTGTTACATCTTCAAATGTAACTTGCTCATTCTCATCTTCTCTTACTATTTATGAATCACAATATAAGTGTACTTTAAGAGAAAATGAATTTAATCTTACATTAAATCCATCATCAATATCAGGTTCAACAGATGGTACAGCTTATAATTTTGTAACAGCTTCTTACTTTAGTCCTTATGTAACAACAATAGGATTATATGATGAATACCAAAACTTATTAGCAGTAGGAAAATTAGCACAACCATTACCTACCTCACCTACAACAGATACTACAATACTTATAAACATAGATAGATAATCATGGCAAAAACATTATCAAAAGCAAACATTGCCCAAGGCAACACAATCCAACCATCAGATGTATCACAAAGTGTAGATGCATTAACCGGTTTATTTTCATATGATATCACAATTTCGGGTTCATTAAACCTAACAGGTTCAACTGTAACCGGTAGTACAGCAAATTTTGCTCAAGTAACAGCAAGTTTATTTGGTACTGGATCTTGGGCTGTATCCTCTTCACGTGCTGTATCTTCATCTCGTGCTATATCTTCATCTTATGCTATAGGATCAACCACCGCGGCCTCATCAACAGTTTCTGATTCTATAATTAGTAAGTATGATATTGGATCAGGAATACAAACAGCCGCATTTAGTACCATAGCCGGAAGAATAACACTCACCGGAGGTGTAGGTTCAAGTAGTGTATTTTCTGAATTATCAGGTAAAAATCTTGGAGATCGTAGTTTTATTACAACAACATATGCTGCTGGTTTTACATTTGCAACCCCAACAGCACCAGCAAATTTAATAGTAAATGTTACTGGAGATGGAAGAGTAGCAATAATTCAACAACAAGGTGCTACAGATAGCGGAAATGTAATATTTACAGGAATATACTTTTAAAATTAAAATACAATGTGGTTATACAACAAACAAGTTATTGAAAAACTTGAGGATTTTCCTCAAGACGCTTTTGGTTTTATATACATTACTACGCACAAACCGAGCGGAGTATCGTATATTGGGAAGAAATCGCTATATCACAACGTTAAACGCAAATTAACGAAGAAAGAATTAGCAGAGCAAACCGGCCGAGGCCGTAAATCAACAACCCAAGTAGTACAAAAAGAATCGGATTGGAAGACCTATTATGGTTCAGCCAAACCGATTCTTGAAATTCTAAAAGATGGTAAACACGATGAGTTTACTCGCGAAATCCTACAAATAGTAAATAATAAAAAATTATTAACATATTACGAGTGTAAGTATTTGTTTACATATGGTGTGTTAGAACACCCATTAGAATACTTTAACGATAACGTTTTAGGCAAATTTTACTCTAAGGATTTTTTATAATATTTATAACAAAATTATTAAAATGAAAGACATTATAAGAATGAATCAATTAGCTGGTATTATTACCGAAGGCCAAGCTAAAAAAATGATGGCTATATTAAATGAAAACGTAAGTTCTATTGATTTTAAAACATTAAAAAAAGTAGATGGCGATAAAATTAAAGCTACCGATCTTAAAGTAGGCGAAACTAGAGTAGCAGGTAATATGTCTTATGGTAGTAAGGAAGAATTACAACAAGAAACTGGTGTTGTTTCTAAAATAGAAGGAGATAAAGTAACATTTGATCTTAGTAATGGTACTAAAAAAGCAATGGCTCTTGCCGATTTATTGTTAGTTACAAATTTCTAACATTATAAAATAATGGCACAATTAAACGAAGTTAAAAGAATGCAGCAATTAGCTGGTTTAATTAAAGAAGAACCAGAATCAGTTGACAGTACATTGTTTAAACTTAAACAAGAATTCATGCCTGCTTTTGAAGAATATGTTAATTTATATGAAATAGAGGTATTTGAAAATCCTAAAAACGATGAATATCAAAAAATACAAGAAGAATTTGCTAAGCAATTAAAAGAAATATTATTCACATTACAACATGGAGAATTTTAAAACAAAAAATATATTAAGTTAAGCTTGGGAAACCAAGCTTTCTTTATTATATTACGGTTATGCTTAATCAATCTCTAGTTGCACTGACTAATTCGGTGCTAGGTACTGGTAAATCAACGGCAAGAGGTAACTATGCTTATCACTGTCCGCTGTGCAACCACCCTAAACCTAAACTAGAGATCAACTTCACTGAAAACGATAAAGGTGAAAACCCATGGCACTGTTGGGTTTGCGATAAAAAAGGTAAAAAACTATATCAACTATTTAAAGCAGTAGAAGCATCACCTGAAAAAATGGCTGAGCTTAAAGTTATTGTTAAGTATGTAGGTAATGAAAAAAATGTTGTAGTTGAAACCAAACTAGAACTACCCAAAGAATTTAAATTATTAAATAATATCCACCAATCAGATATTACTGGAAGACAAGCCATGGCTTATATCAAATCCAGAGGTATTACTGAAGAAGATATCATGAAATATGGTATTGGTTATTGTGAAAAAG